CAAATTTTCGGTCATAATCACTCTTGGTCATAGAATGTAAATCATTCATAGACACATTCAACAGATTAGCATCAATACGTTCAGCAATACGTTCTTCTGCCATCTCTAAGGTAATGTAAAGAACGTTTTGGCCTTGTGATAAACATGAGGCCGCAACGTGACACATAAACATAGATTTACCAACACCAGTACCAGCAAGACAAATGTTAAGTGTCTTATTAGGTAAACCGCCTTTTGTAATCTTGTTTAGAAGGTCAATATCGAATGGAATTCTTGACTCTTGTTTGTGGTAAAAGTCGAAACGGGAACTAGAATCATTGATATAGTCGTGACCAACGTTGCTATCAAAAGAAACACCAAGCGCATTTGAAAGGAGCTTTGGGATTTCTCCCTTGCTTTTTTGTGATTTAGTATCATCAAGAATTGATACAGATTCCATGATGGCGTTATATATCGCCTTATCTTGACAGAATTTTTCAGTTTGTTCAATCAACCATTGTTGTTCGGTTGGTTCTTTTTTATTCTGATTGATTTCTTCCAATAAATTCAAAGCACTTTTGACTTCAACATCATTCAAGGTTTTTGAATCTGTAAGGTCAATTACCAATGCTTCGTGTGTTGGTAGAGTCTTGTATTTATTAACAAACTCAGATACGAGATTGAATACAATTTTTTCTTTATTATCTGAGAAATAATCCGCCTGAATAAAAGGTAATACTTTTCTGGTATATTCTTCAGAATAGACGAGGTTTTTCAGAATCGTTGTTTCTAGTTTCATCTTGTACTTTTGCCAATAATATGTGTGATAGTATGTTTCCCATGAGTATACTAAAAACCTCATCAGAAGTCAAGTCATCTATGTCATGTTCACCTGGATGTACGATAGTGTAACCGAATTGCAATCGAGGTACTGGGCCAGAATCATCTATTCTAACTTTATTATAATGATATACCACACCAAGATAATCTGGTGATAATACCTCTACACCGGTAATTTCAGAATTTTTAAAATCTATGAATCTAAAATCTTTATTCTCCGTCAGAGTCATCGACTTCTCCCAAAACAACATCTTCTTCCAAAAGGCTACCATACGAGATAGCAAATTTAGATTTAACATATTCTTTAAACTCCGAATTATTAAGAATTGATTCCCAGAAATCGGCATTTAAAGTATCAGCCATACGTTTCTTTTCACCAATCTCACCTGTTTCACGATTGACTTTTGCAAACCATCCATTAGAAGGTTTGGTTACAAATCCACCTTCAAGTGCAATATCCATTAAACCAGAATATTTCTGGATGCCGCCTTCAAATGTAACAAGGAATGGAAACTTGGACTTCTCACGGACAAAACGAGACTTCTCAATATTGATAGTGAAGTTCCAACCAATAAGGTCTGTGCCGTCTTTCTCTTGTGACTTACCAATAATGAATACTTGGTTAGCAGAGTACATACCACCAGTACCACCTGACATAACAGACTTACTAAACATTTCCATTGTTTGATATGTGTGATTAACAGCAATACAAGGAATATCTTTAGTTGTCAAGTGTGGTGTAACAATACGCCACAAAGATTTCATAACACGAGCACGAGACATATCAGCAACAGACTTTTCATCCAAAGCATCTTCAACTTCTTTCTTAGAAGCAAGATTACCAACTGAATCAATAAAGATAATCACTTTGTCGCCACGTTCAATTGCTTCAAGGCGTTTTGAAATATCAAACTTCAATTGCTCAAGATGTTCAATTGGAATATGTAATACACGTTCAGTATCAATACCATTGGTCTTAATGTAGTCTGGTGTAATACCAAATTCAGAATCATAGAACAAACACACCGCATCAGGATGTTTGCTCATATATGCTTTGACAAGCACTAAACCAAGGAGAGATTTAAAGTGTTTAGATGGACCTGCAAGAAAGGTAAGACCTGAAACAAGGCCGCCATCTACTTGACCGGATAATGCCAGATTAATAATTGGCACTTCAGTCTGTACACCTTCTTTTTTGTTGAAGAAGGTAGATTCACTTAGTAGTTCCGTAGTTTTGATGGAACCAACTTTTTTCATTTTGTCGAGTAAACTCATTTTATTTCCTTTATGTTGTGTTGATTATTTTAAAGTGGGGAACTACCCCACGTTTTTATTTAGACTATTTAAAAATTACAATATCTGATTTAGGAATCACCTCATTATCATCAGTAAAAGATTCAACACTAACGCCAGATATTACATTATCTTTTTTATTTCTCTTTTTCTTTTTTGTTATTACAATTTCTTCTGGTTTTTCTCTCAGACGTTTTAAAGTTTGATTCGAAGCAATTAACAATAATACTGCGAGTGGATCAAAAACAAAAACAATAACAAAAATTACTACACGTATTGCTTTATCTATAAAGCCGGCATCATTTTGGTCAAAGAAAATCTCGGCAATGTATCTAATTGGACCAACATCTGCCATGAGTTTGTTTTCTTCGGAAAGAAAAGGCGTCTTCTCTTTTTGGATTCGATTCAAATCAGATTGTGTTTCCTGAATTTGTTTATCTAAACGATTGCTTGCTGTAGAGGGGTCTTTTGCACGAGCCAGTAGATAGTTTAATTTATCTCTAGCAATTTTCTCTTGGCCATTTAAATTATCTAACTGAACTTTATTTTCGCCAACTGAAATATTTGTATCAATATGTGCTTTTGACAAATAACCAAATATACCCATACTTGTTATAAGCATGAGAACAATAATTGCTAGCAACAGATAATACTTCATCAATTTGCCAGTGGTGTGCCAGTTGTTATATAACCAAGAGACAGTAACCACTTTAGAAAACTCCAAGGTGGCGCCCATCATAACTACAGGCCAATAAGCGCCAGCAAACATTAAAGCAAGACCTACTACCGAATAATAACCAGCAATAGTAGATAGTGTAATTGCTGCAATAAAAGGTAGTATCACTTGAATCATCAGAAGAAACTTTCTAAACTGTTTTGTTTTTCAATTTGCCAATCAATCGTATCAAGAATTGCCTTTATAGGGTCAATAAATGTTTTATCAAATTGCATATCATAGTCAACATATGATTGAAGACCAAATTCTTTTGGCAATCTGCCAGGGAATGAAATCACAGAATCTTTTAATGGATTAGGCGAGCGTAGATATGTAAACTTCAACTTCTCGCCTTCTTTGATTACAGGATAAGTCTTAGATAATTTCATATCATTCAACAGTTTATTATACAACAAGGCACCTTTCACATGGATAGGAGTACCTTTCTTATAAATTTGTGTTGAATCGGCATATTCTTTTAAGCCATTACAACCACGAGGAAAAGAGATTTCTTCAGGAGGTAATGTTTTAAATTCTTCACGAAAGTCCATAATAAATTTTTGCACAGTTGCTTCATCAGTATTTACAACCAACTTAATAACATCATACATCTTTGTGCGAACAGCTGCAGGTGTAGATGACTTCACCATTTCTAAACCCATAACTTTCATATGAGGTTCAGAGTATTGAACACCTTCATTGTTATACACGTTTAGAATGTAACGTTTCTTAGCAGTCCAAATACCTTTGTCTGCAAGAGCTTCACGTTTCATTTGCATTTTTTGTTGGTAAGCGTGAACATACGTAGCAAGCTCTTGATAACTCGAATCGATAAAAGGTTGAATTTTCTGTTCACAGACTTTATCCATGAAGGCGATGATTGCATTAATATCCGATTTGTCTTTATACACCGTATCAACAAGCTCACCAAGGCGGAGATAAATCGAATCTGTGTCTGAGGCGATAACATAGTCTTTGTTTGTCTTTAAAATCTTATTCATAAATTGGTTCAATTTACCTTCGATCCAACGAATAGACAATTGACCAGCTAATGTCACAGCAAGTGCAAGGCGAATATCATAAAAGCGGAAGTATTGAGAACCAAGAACACCATAAGCGGAGTTCAAAGATAACTTCTTCGCTAGTTGCAAGTTGTCGTAACGGGCGACCAGTTTAGCAATTTCTTTTTGCTTAATTGGGTCTTTTTCATTCTCATACTCTTGTTTGTGTTTAAGCATCAACTTCTTAAACTTTTTACGGTCTTCATACAATTCTTCCATCATACGAGGCAAGAAGCCTTGTTTGTCAGTACGGAAGAATTGGCCGTTTGGTGTAAGAGTAACACCATTAAGTTTTGTTGTATCAATCTTCTTAGTCAACAGTTGGTCAACATTAACACCCTCTGAGATAATAGCTCGCATTTCAGGAGTATAATCACTTGGGTCAATCAACGTTTCTGGTGACAAGTTGTATTGCATCAACAAATGTGGATACAACGAGTTCAAGTCAAATGAAGCCACGTTCATGTGCATACCAATTTGAGGGTCTTTTACATATGCGCCTTCAAAAGCAGAATCTTTCATCTTAAACACTTTAGGCGGTACAACAATACCTTTCTCAAGCAAATAGCAATAAATCAAAGAATCCCACATTCTTGTCTGAGCAAAAATGTCTTCATAGTTTGACTTAGTATCATAAGCGAGGGTTAAGCCAAGTTCAAGGAGTTTTAACTTGTCTTCAAGTTGAACGACAAGTCCCACATCTTTAATGTTGTACTCAATAAATTTTTGATAGTTGAGGCGATATAGTTGGTGCAAGTTATCATATTCATCATAAGAGATTTTGTTTTCACCAAGTTCTTGACTAGCAATATGGTCAAGTCGGTAAGATTCTTGTGACTTACCATTAGGCGCATACCATTTGTAAAGTTCAATGTAGTCAAGTGCAGCAACACCAGAAATAATATATGCGGTCAGTTCACGGCCGTGTTTGCCTTTTACTTTACGTTCCCAAACATTATTCCATGGTGACAACTTCTTCACTTCATCTTCACCAAGAATTTTATCGAAACGATTTACAATATATGGAATATCAAAGAACTCGGTGTTCCAACCAGTAATAACATCTGGATAATCCAAAGTCCAGTAGTTTAGAAAACGTTTACATAAATCATACTCATCTTTACATTGAAAGTATTTCTCATCACCTTTGACTTGATACTCACCGCAACCAAATACTACAGTTTCACCATTATGAATATGTACACAAATAGCGGTGATTGGTTGTTCGGCACGATATGGGTCTGGGAAACCATTCTCTGAGCCAACCTCAATATCAATAAAAGCAATACGAATGTCGTTAATGTCCCACTCGATTAAGCCTTTATGTTCATCAGCAATGAAAGCATATTCATATCGTTCTTGACCATAAATTTTGAAGTTGGAAACTTCTTCGTAACGTTTCATAAAGTCACGAGCGTTTCTAACATCTTCAAACTTCATAGGCTCAAGGCATTCGCCTTCAAGAGTTTTAAAGGCAGTTTGTTTCTTAGACGGAAGAAAGAAAGTCGGAGAGTATTGGATTTTCATCTTAACTCTCCGACCGTTCTTAACTCCACGAAACAGGATGTTGTTGCCGCTTAAGGCAATGTTCGTGTAATAATTCATCAAGTCACAGTATCATACTTTAGGCATAGCAGAAACAATTTCAATGCCTGAACCGAACATTGAATTGTATTGGTTTTCTAGTTCAACGATTGGTTGGCCGATGAATAGAATATCATTCTTTTGTAATTTAATTCCTGTTTCAAACTCAGTACAGAATTGGACAAACGGCGCAAACGCCAATGTTGGCCCATCTTTTGCTGGTTGCATAACAACTTGCACAGGTTTGGTAACTGTAATATCAGTACCAGTTTCTTCTTTGACACCAGCAAGAATGGTGTGATTTGTTTTAAATGTAATTAGTTTTGCACTCATTTTTATCCTTAAGCATTAACCCGAGTGTCTGCATCGAGCACTCCAATTGTAACCCATCGTTTTGGGAAAAGCATTTCCCGGCCTTCGTATTCACGCATATCAGCGGATGGGTCTTGCATCCAACCAATTACCTCTACCTTGTTGTCAAACTCACGCAAGAAAAGGTCATACCTATCTGCACGAGGCATACGATATTTGACAGCGAGAGATTTTGCGAGTTCACGAATATTCATATTTTCTTTCTTTAATAACATAATAAATCCATTATAACATAAGTCTTGTTAGAGTGCAAGCTTTATGTTACATCATTGCCTTTGACAAACTTACTGAAGTCTGGAGGTTTCCAACCCTCAGGTTTCATAATCTTGCCGTCTTCACGTTTTGTTACATAGCCTGTTGATTTGTCAATCTTCTTTAGATTACTTAGTGAGCCTTCATCCCAAATTCGGTCTAAATCCCAACCACGAGACAACATATACCCAACAATTACCCAAATCATATCGAAACAGGCATCAATAGTTTCAACATCATCACTCTTATTACGAGCAGCAATATATTCAGCATATTCTTCTACAATCAAATTGTGATAGAGAGATGATTGTGAAATATTTTCTTGTGAAATAGTTTGACCAGCTGCAGCCATAAACACTTGCACATCACGAAATACTTTTGTCATTTTTGGTCCTTTTCTTTTCCTCTAGATTATAAATTCTTTCACGCAATTCGGTACTACTAAAAGGGTGTCTTCGTTTATGGTAGAATAACTCTACATCATTATCAATACACCATTGTTTACCAGTAAAATCTTTGTTCTTATATTCCTCACCTAAGAAGCGAACATCAATATCATGTGTCATCATTAAATTTAGAAGGTCTTGTTCAGTTTCATAAACAATAATTTCGTCCACATATTTACAAGATTGTAACTGAATAAATCTTTCAAATACACTCTGCACTGGTTTGTTTTTTGTTTCTGGCCGGTCAATCGTTGGATCGGTTTGAAGGCCACAAATCAAATAATCACAATGTTGTTTTTCTTCCTTCAACATAAGAACATGTCCTGTGTGGAACAAATCAAAGGTTGAACAATTAAAACCAACAATAACTTTTTCTTTTTCTTCAGGTGTCATTTTTAACTTTCTTTAAAATGATTGCACCCTTTTCTTCACTAATATTCAGAGTGTCACCTTCTTTCCACTGGAGTTCTTCACACATTTCAGGAGGTAATTCAATAATAGCGTCACCGTTTTCACAAATCTCTAACACCTTTGAGGTGTATGTTTTATTTGGTTGCATTAGCAATCTCCTTATAGCCCGTCCAAGACGGATGAATTTTATCTGGCTGAAGTCTATTAATTGGCAAAACTACATCACCATATTCTTTAGCCATTTGAATAATAATTGATTGAACGTCATGTTTGATTGCAGGTAGAATCCAATATACTTTGGAGTTTATTCCAACTTTCTCACGAATTCTTTGCAACTCAGCCTTTGTTCGTACATGTATGTGGTCATTGGTGCCAAGACTAATAATAACAGTATTTGCAGACAAATCATTCTTAATAAACTCTTTGTTCCATTGCCAAGTATTCCAACCGCCTTTTGCATATGCAACACACTCTGGTCGTGCTTGATGGATACCAACAGCAATAGAATCACCAAGAATTAAACAATCAATCATATCTGTTCAACCTTAACACCACACTTTTCTAAAAAATTTATGCCGTCATCGTCACGATAACTGTTTCGATAAAAAACTGAATTAATACCAGATTGATATACTAATTTGGCACAGTCCAAGCAAGGTGCGTGAGTAATAAACATACTAGCATCAAGACCAGATTCATTAGACTTTGCCAACTTAGCGATTGCATTTGTTTCAGCATGTAATACCTCCGGTCTAGTTTTATTTCCAACCCATTGTTCAGCGTCATCATACATGTCAAATTCACAAATATTAGACCAACCTGATGGCATTCCATTATAACCAATAGAAATGATGCGGTCATCTTTTACGACAATAGCACCAACCTTTAATCTAGTAGCAGAAGATAATTGAGAATAAATCTCAGCGACCTTCATATGTGCTTCAATAAATTTTTGTTTCATTATTTTCCAACTTCCTCACAAAATCTAATAATAACTTATGTTGGGTACCACCGTGCCAGTGTGGTTTCATCCACGAATACATGTCGTACCAAAACTTTTCACTTTCAGGATGGCATCCTATGAGTCCTATGTTTTTCTGAATGATTGCCATTGGGTCGCCATTCGAGTATGTAGCGATTGTTTCGCACTCGCCGTGGCCAACCAAAGCACAACCATCATAAAAAAACATCGTTGTATCGATGCCATCCCATTTGATTTTAATATTTTTAGCATGAGGTCTCTTTGTGTCCGTTGTTGGCCTTTTTATATATTGAACAACATCTATGTTATCTACTATATTAAAATAGTGTTTACCAGCCCAATACGCACCCATACAGATACCAAGATACTTACCGCCTTTAGTTACAAACTCTTTTATTTTTTCCTGATTGTATCGGAAAAGATTTGAAAAAGAGTCCGAATCACCAATACCACCAGGAAAGGCAACAATATCAACATTATCAAAGAAACCATCTTCTACTTCACTTCTACTAAAAAGTTTAAAATTATATTCTGAACCAAGTGCTTGTATCATACCATTACAACATTGTACTGAACATTTTGGATCAGCAACAAATAAAGCGATTGTAGATTTCATTTAAAGTTTATGTTCTGTTACTATCCATGTTACAAGTAAAATTAACCAAAGTATTCTTAATACATTATCAATTATACGTTCATAATGGTCAAACCACGTTTTTTTTTCATTTGTCATTCTTCTGCTCAATTACTACTGGTTTTGGAAAGTGAGGTTCAATCACATAATGATTGGCACCCCACCATCCAATAGCTGAAAAGAATCCTACAACAGTCCAAGTTGCAACAAGAACCATTTTAAACCTCCAAAAATTGCAATTCAAATGTATCAGCTTGACCTTCGTAATGGATATAACCACGAGGGTTACAAACAACACGAGTAGAACCAATCATATAATCAAAATTATGATGAGTATGTCCATGTGTCCACACTTTGATTTGTGGTCGGTCTAGGATAAAATCTGACAACTCAGAACTGTATGCACCATTTACCATAACATCTTTTTCATACTGTGGCTTTGTTGATGATTTACTTGGTGCATGATGGCCAACAACAACATATTTTTGGTTAAGATTACCAGTAATAATGTCAGCACTAATCACACTATCAATAAACTGCAAAAATGCTTTGTGT